AGCTGATGCTCCACACGGTACAGGATTTCGTACGTCTTGAGCAGCAGTTGGTACGCGTTAGCGCGCGCTGCGGTTAAACTCTTCGTCATCCCAGCTCTCCTTAATCCATTCGTCATACGTTAAGAAACATTTCCGGTGATAAGACCAAAAGCGACATTGTTTATACACATCACTCATAACGCTATCATCCTGTGATTAATAATTACTTGCACCGTTACGTCCCATTCGGTTGAATAAGCATACGCTGCTGCCATTTGTTTTGCAACATCTATTACACGCTCTCGCACGTCACCGTTAACGTGATCGGACCAGAAAGGTATGGTGATGACGGGTTGCACCACGGAGTCGCAGTAAATCTTTATCAGAGCGTCCATATCGAAGCTCTCAGGCGACGTAAACGGGTTAGGCATAGGGCTGTACTGCCTAGCCTCAGCGGCCTGCATAGCGGCCTCTGCGGCCTCCTGGCCGGCTTGTATCAATTCTGCTGTCGTCATGGTCATGCCTCAATCTCCCAGCGGTCATTGGTTTCGTACACTGTGCCCCAGTTTGCGGGGAACACGGTTTCGCTGCGCAGGTTTCCGTCGCGCCTGTCCTGCTTCCACTTCACAATCTCTTCAAATTGTTTTTGGTATGGCTCGCCGTTTGCTAAGCAGCGTGTGCGCTCAAGCCGGCGGTGCTGCAGGTCGATGCCTTGCGCAAGGTAGCGCGTTAGCTCTGTGCCAAGATTCATAGCGTTTTCTCCTGTTGAACTGGTAAGTAATCCTTACACGTTACACTTTACTGCGCATAGTTTGCGGCGATTCGCACACTTTTCTGCGCATAGCGTGGGCCGTAGCGCCACACACTCATAGCCCATACTCCTCGTGCCAGTCTGTAATGCTTTCCATGTAGTCGTCAATCTCTTGATAATACTTCGCGTCTATGGCCTTCGCTAGCGCTTCCTCAAAGCCGGCGAAGCGCTTGCCCACTTCCAGCAATAGCGGCGACAAGTCGTCCCCTATGGGGATGTAAAGCTCGTCCGAATCGCCTGCCGCTATGGTTTCGCGGAGCCACTCTTGCGCCAACCCTTCCCGTATCTTTGCTTTCTCGCAAAGCCATTCATAGTTTGCGTCATAGTCTAGCGCCATTCGTCATTGCTCCCTTGCTTGCGTTGTTTGATGCCTTTATGGACCAGCATTATAAAGTTTATAACTGCGAGCGCTGGCCCAAGTGTTATAATTAACACATACTCCCACACGTTGAAAGTGTCGCGCCTGTTCTCGAAGTCTTCGGCCCACATAGCGAGCGCGCACACTATCCCGAGGGCAAGATATACAGTTAAAGCATTGATTTCCATAGTGTTTTCCTCACAGTGTAAACAGTAGCGAAACAGCGAGCCACCATGTCCCAAGCAGTAGCGAAGCGGCGGCGGTGATGGCTAGGGCCGCGATGATCATGCCGGCCCATGCTGCCCAGCGATTAAGCCGGGCTTGGCGTTCGTATTCCTTGCGTGCTGCGGCGTTCATGCTTCCACCTCCCGCGCAGCGATGATGCGCTCCGCCGTATTTTCCAAGTTCCAGCTCTGGCAGGCGAAGCCGCCGCCAAACTCGCGGCCCCGGTAGACGCGGAAGCCTAGCCGGTTGGCGATCTTGTGCGCCTTGCTGTACTCATTAGCGAAGGCGAGGAAGTGGATAACGTAGCGCGGCTCGCCCTTGGCGTTGTTGTTTACGCGGTAGAAATCATGGCCGAGGGCTTGGGCAGTCTTGTAATCAAGGTGCGCCTTAGCCATACGGGAGTCCTCGTCATAGCCGTCGAACCAGCCCTCCCCGTGCGTATCGTCGCGGCGGCAGTGTGCCTGCGCTTCGTCAAGGGTCAGACCGCGCTTGATGATGCAGGGCGCGTCGTTAAAGTAAAAGCGAATGATTTTGTAAGTTTGCATTGTGTTTTCTCCGTTACGTCCCGAACTAAAAGCCAAGCTTCGCACAAACCATTTCCTGCTGCAAGCGCACCTTGAAGCCCAGCTTCTGCGCCTGCTCCAGCGTCCCTTCTGTTAGGGTTTTGGTGCCAGCGATGCGGGCTAGCGTTTCGGCCTTCTTGCATGCCGGGTAGAACTTGCGCTGGCCGTATACGTCAACTGCGCGGATGAATAGTTCCATGATCGTATGCTCCGAATTCTGTGGCTTACCTCATCAGCGTGCGGGGAGCCATCCCGTCACGGACGCCCTAGTGGGCGTTTCGGCGTTAGTAGCGGCGACCGCACACGGCCCGCGCGTTGTTGCGTGCTTCTTTTAACGCTTGGGGCTCTTCTTCGCCTTCGCTGATCTCACCCCAAAGGTTTTCCAACAGGCTAACAATGCTGCTCATTGTGGCCCACTTGTGGTCTTCCACGTTGTCCGCATTGTTTTCTGCCGCTTGGGCCCACTCGTACGCGCGGTGCGCTATGTGGTCCGCGAAGGCTTCTGCTTCTTTGATCAAACGCTCTTTGTTCATTGTGTGTCGCTCCAAGGTTACACAGTAAAATCAGACGCCCAATCGTTTAGGGTTTCGTCTGAATGTTCGCTGACGTTAACGCCAGTTTCCAAGAATAAGTCAAGGTGCAGAGCGTCCAGCATTTCTTGGGTACCTTCTGCGTCCCGCAAAAGCGCCGCAACACTTGCAAACTGCCCGTTTTTAATGGCGTCGAATGCCTCTGCGCGCATCAGTGCAAGCTTTTGGTTTTCTTCAGCGATGCGGCGAATGATGTGCGCCACCTCTGCTTTCTGTTCTGCGTTCATTGTGTGTCGCTCCAAGGGCCCGCGCCGTGCGGGGTTGCTATACATAATGCATCCAGCGTGCCAACTTTGGAAACACCAACACAATCAAGGGTTTAGCGTATCGGCCCAAGCGCAGCGCCTGGCGTAGTGTTACCTTAAGTAGCGATAGTGTTACCACCGGTAACGTAACACGGTAACAGTAACGGTAACGTTTTGGGGCGCGATGGTGGCGCGTTGCTGCCGGGGCGGTTGCCGCATCGCCCTCTCACCGCTCCCAATGTGAACACTGCTAACATGTAGCAGGTGCTACGCTACCGCTGCGGACCATGTAGCAGGCGCTACGCTACTGAGTGTGATGTTATAACGTAACGCAAGCGCGGGCGGGGGCGCGACGGGGGCGGGGGAGGGCTGCGCGGGGGCGCGTTTGGCCGGGGTGCTGCTCCGCTTTGCAAAAAGTCCATTTTGAAACCCAAAACGGTCACCAATCTGCACACTTTGCACACAATTCAACTGGCCTGCATAGCGCATTCTGCCTGCAAATTGTACAAAAAGTGAACAATATGGAAAACTGCATGGGCCGTAACGCTCTGCATGGGCCGTTACGCTACCATTTAGCCCTCTGCGTGGGCCGTTAAGCTACTATTTACGCTCTAGCTCTTGACTTTTGCTCTAAAATATGATAAGATATATGCTATTGTTTAGCTATACAGGTACACAGCGGCTAGCAGCTACAGCCTAACGACAACTGCTGACAACAAAAGCACAGCCGAAAGCCTTACGACGACAGCCGACTACCACTGACCACCTGTATAGGTACCGTAATGTAGCAAAATATAGAGGATGTGTATAGTATGGTGGATAAGCCCGTAGCGAAGCGCGGTCGCCCCTCCAAAGCGGCACTCCAATCGACAAAAGATTTGAGTAAAAGACAGCAGGCGGCAGCATTAAAGGACTTTAGGGCACGACTTCTGTTAAACCCTAAGTCACCTGCGTTAATTGAAAAGATGTTTGATATTGCTTTTGATGATGAGCATAAGCAGCAGGCTGTAGCGCTAAAGCTTCTAGCGGATAGGCTTATGCCCGTGGCGGGCTTTACGGCAGACGGTAAGCAGCAAGCTCAAGTTAGTATTAACATTAGTGGTATTGGTGTACCGTCTGGGTCTGTAACCGTTGAAAACGGTGCCGATGATGCTGAAGACGGGGAATATGAAGAGCTGTATGAGTCGGAAAAGGGAGCGTAACGGCCCACACAATGGCTAACATAGACCTATCCCTCATACCGTGGCAGCAGGAAGTGTATGAAGATGACAGCCGCTTTAAGGTTGTCGCTGCTGGCCGGCGCTGCGGCAAGTCGCATCTAGCTGCCGTATCGCTAATCGTAGCGGCCCTTAACGGTGAGCCGGGAAAGGTGTTCTATGTTGCACCAACGCAGGGCATGGCGCGTGACATCCTGTGGGAAAAGCTGTTTGAATTAGCTGGAGAGATTGTCGAGAACAGTAACATCAACAATCTAACCATCACGCTCGCTGGCGGCAACACCATATACTTAAAGGGTGCTGACCGCCCCGACACCCTGCGGGGTGTGTCCTTGAAGTATTTGGTCATGGACGAGTTGGCGTTTATGAAGCAAGACGTATGGGAGGCTATCCTACGTCCGGCGCTGTCAGACCTCAAAGGCAAAGCGCTATTCATCGGAACGCCTGAAGGCCGGAACCATTTCTACGATATGTGGATGGGAGGCTACTCCGGGGCGTGGGACGATTGGTCTGCGTGGCAGTTTACGTCACGGGACAACCCGTTCCTAGACAGCACAGAGATTGACCATGCGGAGGCTACGCTGCCCCGCTGGGCTTTCAACCAAGAGTACATGGCTAGCTTTGACGCACAGGGCTCGGAGTTCTTTGATGCAGATGAGTTTATGTACTATGACGAAAAGCCCAAAGAGCTGCCGGGAGATTATTACATTGCGGTTGACTTGGCCGGCTTTGAAAGTGATAGAGGCAACAAAACTAAACGCCGAGACAATAGTGCCATTGCTGTGGTGTTTGTAGACGAGAATGGCATTTGGTGGGTTGAAGATATACAGTTTGGGCGCTGGGCGCTAGACGAAACGGCAGAGCGTATCTTTAGAGCTGTGGAAGAGTATCGTCCTCCAGCGGTTGGTATTGAGAAAGGTATTGCTCAGCAGGCCGTCATGCAGCCGCTCAGCGACATTATGCGACGCACCGCTCGTGTGTTCCGTGTGGAGCTGCTGAGCCACGGCAACAAGAAAAAGCAAGACCGCATACTGTGGGCACTGCAAGGTCGCTTAGAGCATAAGCGTATTCGCTTTAAGCATGGCGCATGGAACACGGCGCTAGTGGACGAAGCCTCTGCGTTCCCGTCACAGCTAGTGCATGACGATTTGCTTGACGCTTTAAGCTATGTGGATCAGATGGCTATTGTGCCGTACATGACCGACCTAGACCTTGAAGACGATTACGAACCATTTGATGCCGTTGCTGGCTATTAGTCCGGGCCGCTGCGTTTAACATAAGGGAACCACTATGAGTGACAACGTGTTCTTACAAGAAGCACAATTCGGCCCAGACCAAGACTTGGCTGAGTGGGTGCTGAGCCGCTGCAACAAATGGCGTGATCACTACGAAAGCAATTACAGCGCACGGCATGAAGAGTTTATGCGCATCTATCGTGGCATCTGGTCGCCAGAGGATGTGATGCGTGACTCTGAGCGGTCGAAGCTTATCGCTCCCGCTACGGCCCAGGCTGTTGAGTCTTGCGTTGCAGAAGTCGAAGAGGCTACCTTTGGGCGTGGCAAAATCTTTGACATCAAGGACGATGTTAACGACCAAGAGCCGGCAGACATTGCGTACCTTCGGCGCAAGCTTCACGAAGACTTTGCTGCTGCGCGCATTCGCTCCTCTGTGGCTGAAGTGCTTGTTAATGCTGCTGTGTTTGGTACGGGCATTGGCGAAGTGGTTGTGGAGGAAATGAAAGAGTATAAGCCCGCTACGCGTCCGCTAATGGAAGGCGACATGCAAGAGGTGGGCGTGGAGGAAGTGTACCGCCCCATTGTCAAGATTAATCCGGTGCAGCCGCGCAACTTCCTTATCGACCCGAACGCCACCTGTGTCAATAGTGCCATGGGTTGCGCCATTGATGAGTATGTATCGCGCCACATTGTTGAAGAGCTGCAAGAGTCTGGCGTGTATCGGGATGATGTGTACGTAGGCAGCGCCGCAGCGGACGAAGAGATTGAGCCAGACCCCGAAATTGACAGCCGTCCCACCGACCGCGTGCGCCTCCTTAAGTACTACGGCAAAGTGCCGCGTGACCTGCTGCTGTCTGAAGGCGTTACGGAAGACGAGATTGCGGAGAAGGGCGCATACGTTGAAGCTATTATTGTAATTGCTAACGAGGGTGAGCTGCTTAAGGCCATCCCGTCGCCCTATATGTGCCAAGATCGTCCCATCGTAGCGTTCCAGTGGGACATCGTACCGAGTGTATTCTGGGGACGTGGTGTATGCGAAAAAGCTTATATGTCACAAAAAGCCTTGGACGCGGAGCTAAGGGCACGCATCGACGCCCTCGCCCTTACTACGCATCCCATGATGGCCGTGGACGCAACACGTATCCCGCGCGGCCATAAGCTTGAAGTACGTCCTGGCCGCATGTTGCTAACCAACGGCTCCCCGTCTGATTCCATCATGCCCTTTAAGTTTGGGCAGCTAGACCAAGTAACCTTTGCGCAGGGCGCTCAGCTACAGCAGATGGTTAGTCAAGCAACCGGTGCCGCTGAGGCCAATGCCGGTATGGTACAAAACGATGTTACCGCAGCCGGCATGTCCATGACGCAGGGCGCCATTGTCAAGCGCCAGAAGCGTACGCTCGTGAACTTCCAAGAAAACTTCCTAATCCCGTTTGTGCGCAAAGCAGCACACCGTTACATGCAGTTTGACCCGGAAAACTATCCGGTGCGGGACTACAAGTTTGTAGCGTTCAGCTCTCTTGGCGCTATGGCCCGCGAGTACGAAGTGGCACAGCTTGCACAAATCCTGCAGATGGTGCCGCCTGAGTCTCCGGCGCATGGTGCCGTTATTAAGGGCATCATCGACCACCTTAACGTCACCAACCGCGACGAACTTATTGCTGCTATTGAGGCCGGCAACCAGCCCAACCCGGAAGCGCAGCAGATGGCTATGGCGCAGCAGCAAGCGCAGATGGCTGTGCTACAGGGTCAGGTACAGCTTCTGCAAGCACAGGCCGCTGAGTCCCAGTCCCGTGCCAACAAGTACAACACGGAAACGCAGCTTGCACCCACGGAGCTTACGCTTAAGTACAGCGACCAGAACAACGACGGTGTTGCAGACAAAGACTTTGAGCGCCGCGTGAAGATGGCAGAGCTGCTGCTAAAAGAGCAAGAGCTGAGGGGCAAGCAAAACAGCGAAGCCGAAATGGCTAAGGCTAAAGCTGAAGCGGAATTGATTCGCCAGCTAACAGCAATGGGAGGCGCTAACGCACAGGGAGGCGCTCCAGCGCCGCAAGCGCCGCAACAGGAGCAGTAAGCCATGGCCTCTGATCTAGCGTTACTTGCCCTTGTAAAACAAATGCAGGGCTTTACGGGACCGCAAGGCCCGCAAGGCCCTGAAGGCCCGCAAGGCGTACAAGGCCAGCAAGGCCCTGCCGGTAAGGATGGGCGCGACGGTAAAGACGGCGCTGCTGGGCCACAAGGACCGGCAGGACCGCAAGGTTTACAAGGCCCGCAAGGTCCTCAAGGACCTGCCGGAGAGGCTGGCGCTGACGGCCAGGACGGTATAGGCGTTGAGAGCGCCTACGTGGCCGCTGACGGCTCGTTAGTCTTTACCCTTACGGATGGTAGCGAGGTAGACGTAGGACCGCTCAGCGGGCTTTCTGTGGCCTCTGAGGGCAATACGTACGTTATAGGGCAGGGCAACAAAGCCAATTCTATTTACTTAGAGGGCATGGCCGGTCCTGCTATATGGAATAACATTGAAGGCACCGTAGACTTTCCGCTTAACGATGAGGTGACGCTGCAGCTTGGGCAAGAAGAGCTGTTCTACGCCAAAGCCTCTGAAGCTATTAGCAATGGCGAAGTCGTTATGTTTGCTGGCGCACAAGGCGACCACTTGCTTATCCAAAAGGCTGACGTAACTGTTCCGGGCTTTAGGCAAGAGTGGGTTATCGGTGTTGCTACGCAAGACTTTGCTAACAACGACTTTGGGTACGTAACGTCTTTTGGTAAGGTGCGGGAGCTTGACACGCTAGCGTTTAACGAAGGCGACCTGCTATGGCTGTCGGCTACTACGCCCGGAGCGCTTACTAACGTAGAGCCCGCTAAGCCTGCATGCTCTGTGCTTGTTGCTGCCGTTACGCGCTCTCACCAAACACAAGGCACTATCTTTGTACGACCTACTACGACTAGCCGCATTGACGAGCTGTGCAACGTATCGGCAGCTACGCCCAATGACGGCGACGTGTTGGCTTGGGACGCAGCGCAAGGCATTTGGAAGCCCATTGCGCCTGTCTTCCCGGCCCTTTATGGCATCACCACCTACCCGTAACTAAGGAGTAGCACATGAAATCTTATGGTTACAAAAAGCCCGCTAAGAAAAAGAAGCCCGCCAACAAGCCTAAGCCGGCAAAGAGCAAGCGCCGTGGCTACTAAGAAGTCGCCTACGCCTAAGAACAAAGCGCTGTACGCTAAGGTTAAGGCAGAGGCTAAACGTAAGTTTGACGTGTGGCCCTCTGCGTACGCTAGCGGCTGGCTAACCAAAGAGTATAAGAAACGCGGAGGCACCTATGCCTGATAAGCCCAAGGGCGGTCTGACTAAGTGGTTTAAGGAAGACTGGCGTGACCTCAAGACCGGCAAGAAGTGTGGCCGTTCTGGTAAGGAAAAGAACAAGCGCCCGTATCCGTCATGCCGCCCAAAGGCCGTGGCAGACAAAATGACTGCTGCTGAAAAGCGTTCGTCTACCAAGCGGAAGACCAGCAGCAAGCCCATCAAGCATGCTGTTACGGCTTCTGGCCGTAGGAGGAAGAACAATGCCAAATAAGCGTACGCCTGCTAAGGGCAAGGCAAAGGTTAAGATTACTGCTAGCGGACGTAAAGTGTCGTATGGGCAGGCGGGGCAGGCTAAGGGCGGTGGGACGCGTGTGCGCCCCGGTACGTCCAAAGGCGACGCCTACTGCGCTCGCAGCGCCGGCCAAATGAAAAGCCACCCCAAAGCAGCTAAAGACCCCAACAGCCCGCTACGCCTGTCGCGTAAGCGCTGGAAGTGCAGCGGCACTAAGAGCAGGAAATAACATGGCTAAAGGTGTAAATCATTACTTTAAAGACGGAAAGGTGCATCGCGGCGGTACGCACAAAATGCCCGATGGCTCTATACACAGCGGTGCTAAGCACGGCGCTAACAGCAAACGCCTATATCACTTTGGCGAATTGTCCAAAACAGCACAGGCTGCTGCTCGTAAATCAAGGTCAAAATAAGGCTTGACATTTAGTCCAAAATATGATAAGATATAGTCTATCTTTGAAGTAACCATAACGACTGGCCTCACGGAGACAACCATGTCACTTGTAACACAAGCAAAGTTTGACGAGTTAGTTAAGAACACTACTTCCTACCTTCAGGATGTGTTCAGGCGCTTAGATGCTATTGAGGAAAAAGTTGACAAGCTACTGTCAGCTCCGCAGGCAACCACCCGTCGTAACACCACTAAGGAGAAAGTAGATGAGCAGTGAAGATAAGAAGTTTTTTGAAGATTGCCGTAGCATGTTTATTACGGACGGCTGGAAGCATTTCCAAAAGGAAATTAATGTAGCTTTGCAGTCCATGAACCTTGGCGGTATCGACTCGTCCAACGAGTTCTGGAAAGCTAAAGGCCGCTGGGAAGCGCTGCTACAAATCGCTGGCTGGGAAAACGCAGTGCTTGCCGCAGAGCAGCAGGCGGAAGAGCCAGAAGAAGAGTCGGACGCTTAAGGCGTGCGTAAAATCTTTGACGTGCAGTGTGAAAGCTGCGCAGAAGTAACTGAAGTGTTTGGTAGGGATAGCGACTCGTTCCGGTGCGGAGCCTGCGGTGCCCCTGCCAAACGCATCATCAGCCCAGTACGCTGTAAGCTTGAAGGGGTGTCGGGGAGTTTCCCCGGTGCCGCTATGAAGTGGGAGCGAGAGCATACTAAGGCTGGACTTAAGAACGGACAAGCATAGCCATACGCCCCGTTTAGCCACAACCATCTGATAACCCGTAAGGGCCGGAGTTTAATAATGGCACGATTAGTAGACGCACCCGATGACAACGCTGTGGAGGCAACCGAGGAGCTTGGGAACCTTGACGAAATGGCAACGGAGCAAGCCGCAGAGATTGCGGAAGCAGAGCCGGAGCCGGTAGTCGAAGAGGAACAAGACGACGATCTTCCAGAAAAGTATAGGGGCAAAAGTGCATCAGAGATTGCAACGATGCACAGGGAGCTGGAGCAACGCCTAGGCCAGCAAAGCCAAGAAGTTGGAGACTTGCGTAAAGCCTTTGACGAAATGGTTAAGCAGTCTATTGCAGCGCAACAGGCCCAGTCTGCACCGGAACAAGAAGCGGACGAGATTGACTTTTTTACCGATCCGCAGGCAGCAGTACAGCGAGCTATTGAGAACCACCCAATGCTTAAGCAGTCTCAGGCTGTAGCGGCAGAAATGGCAAAGTCTCAAGCGCTAGCCCAACTGCAGGCTGCACACCCTGACATGAAAGAAATCCTTACGGATGCTGGCTTTCAGGATTGGATTGGTAAGTCACAAGTTCGACGTGAGCTGTTTGAACGCGCCGATAAAGCGTACGACTTTGCTGCAGCAGATGAACTAATGACGCTGTACAAGGAACGACGCGGCATCGTTGAGCAAACCGCAAAGGTCGAGAAGGTGGCGCAGCAGAACGAAATCAAGAAAGCTTCTACGGGCTCGGCACGGTCTAATCCCGATAGTGCAAAGACTAGAAAGATTTACCGCCGCCGTGACATTATTGAACTTATGAACCGTGACCCGAAGCGATACGAAGCGCTACAACCAGAGATTATGCGAGCGTACGCTGAGGGCCGTGTTAAGTAGCTGAAACGGCATTTGCCGTAACGGCCCATACCCTTACGGAGTAATACACAATGGCACTTGGATCTAACCACGTAACCAAAACCACCGCTGCTACTTTCATCCCCGAAATCTGGTCCGATGAAATCATTGCAGCATACGAGAAGTCCCTTGTCGTTAAGCCCCTCGTCCGCTCCATGAGCATGACCGGCAAGAAAGGCGATACGATTCACATCCCGAAGCCCACCCGTGGCAACGCCAGCGTCAAAGCTGCGCAAACGGAAGTGACCCTTATCGCTGCCACCGAGTCTGAGCTGACGGTCGCTATCGACCAGCACTACGAGTACAGCCGTCTTATTGAAGACATTGTGGACGTGCAGGCCCTGAACAGCCTCCGCCAGTTCTACACGTCTGACGCCGGCTACGCTCTTGCCACCCGCGTTGACACCGCTCTGATTGCTGAGGCTGCTAACTTCACGTCGCAGCTTGAGTTCCGCAGCGGCGCCGGCACGGCCACGGCTGCTGGTACGGCAACGGCTTCTTTCACCGACCTTGGCTTCCGTGAAGCTCTGCAGGTTCTTGACGACAACGATGTCCCAATGGATAACCGCGTGTTCGTCATTCCGCCTGCTATGAAGAAAGAGCTTCTGGGCATTACCAATTACGTCAGCACGGACTTCGTGACCGGCAAGCCCGTTGAGACCGGCAAGATTGGCTCTCTGTACGGCGTTGACGTGTACGTGTCCACCAACCTGCCCACCGAAAACACGGACGAGAAAGGCGCTCTGCTTATGCACAAAGACGCCATCGTGTTCGCGGAGCAGCTTGGCGTTCGCGTTCAGACCCAGTACAAGCAAGAGTACCTTGCTGACCTCATGACTGCCGATACTCTTTACGGAACCGAGACGTATAGGGCTGAAGCAGGCGTTAAGCTCTTTGGCACTGTGTAACATCAAGTAGTACCGCCGGGGGAAAAGGTGGCGGCCCAAGTACCCCGGCATCCTACCGCCATAGGATTACAATATGAAAGAATGTCGAGTCTGCGGGGACGTTAAGCCCGTAACAGAATATAACAAAGATAGCAAAACTAAAGACGGCTATCGTACAGATTGTCGTAATTGTTCTAAAAAGAAAGACCGCAAGTATGCAGCAAAAAACAGAGAGGCTGCAAAACTACGAGCTAAAAAGTGGCATTACAAAAACAAAAAGCGCGCTAACGAAAACAGCAAACGATGGCGCCAAGAAAACCCAGAGCGCCTTAAAGAACTAAGTAAGCGCTGGCACGAAGAAAACAAAGAGCGTGTTAAAGAATTAAACAGAGCTTGGAAGAAAGCCAATAAGCACAAAGTAAATGCAAATACGCGTATGCGACAAGCAGCCAAGCTGAACGCTACGCCTCCCTGGCTAAACGAAGACCATAAGTTTATGCTAGAAGAGATTTACGAGTTGCGCGACCTGCGCACTCAAGCAACCGGAGTGGTGCACCACGTAGACCACATAGTCCCGTTGCGCGGCGCAAAAGTCTGTGGACTGCATGTGCCATGGAACTTACAAGTCATTCCCGCGTCTGCTAATATACGCAAAGGAAACTCTTATGGCAATCACGTACACCCCGACTACTAACTTCGGCGCAAAAGACTCTCTGCCCACCAACGACCCCGATAAGGTAATCAAGGGCAGTGAGTTCACGACGGAGTTTACGGCTATCCAGACGGCGTTCAGCCTTGCTGCGCCTGCTGCATCGCCTACCTTTACCGGCACCGTAACCATCCCCACTGCGGACATCAACGGCGGCAACATCGACGGCACCGTTATCGGCGCTGCTACGCCCGCTGCTGGGAGCTTTACGACTGGTCAGTTTGGCACGAGCTTGAACGTAGACGGCACCGTCACGGCTGATGGGTTGACTGTAAGTGGCTCTGTAGCGGCTGGTGCGGTTCTTGCCACTATTTCAAACTCTGGGGCAAATGGTGCGGCTCAACTTTATTTAAATAATGATGCTCAAAACTGGATTGTGAACACAAGAGTTGATGATGCCTTTTCAGTATTCAACGCAACGTCTAGCAAAACTCCATTTTTAATAAACACCAACGGAGACATCTCATTCTACGAAGACACGGGCACGACTGCAAAGTTCTTCTGGGATGCGAGTGCGGAGTCGTTGGGGATTGGGACGAGTTCGCCTGATACTGCTTTGCATGTTTCTTCTTCTTCAGGTACCAAGGCTACCTTTGAACGCACTGGTGCCACAGGGTCCTATATTGGTCTAAAGGATAGTTCTGGAAGTCTTGTTTATCTGGGCGGGAACAGTGGTGTTTTTGAAGTTCAAACGCCGGGTTCTTCGTATTCGACAAAGCTGGCAATTACGTCTGCAGGCAACGTCGGGATTGGGACGAGTTCGCCGTCTGGAAACCTCCATGTAGACGGCGGAGAGGTGTTCTTTAGCTCCACAGGTAACTCAAAACTTCAAATTAAGGCAGGTAACACGTCATCGTCGTTTATTGAGTTTGGCGATCCAGATGATGGAAATGTGGGTCGATTGCTTTATTCACATTCTGATAACAGTATGCAATTTACTGTTAACGCTTCCGAAGCCATGCGCATCGACTCCAGCCAGAACCTTCTGGTGGGGACGACTGATACGACGCTATACAACAATGGCGCAGGCGGTAACACAGGTGTTTTGCTTCGGGGCAGTGTCGGGAATATTCAGGCGGCGCGATCAGATGGGGCGCCAGTAGACCTTAACCGTTTAGACACTAATGGTGACATTTCTGTATTTGCAAAAGACGGCACCCCGGTGGGGAGTATTTCCGTTACAGCTTCCGCCACCGCCTACAACACCTCCTCCGACGCTCGCCTGAAGGAAAACATCGCGGACGCAGAGGACGCCGGGGCCAAGGTTGATGCTATCCAAGTTCGCCAGTTCGACTGGAAGGCTGACGGCTCGCACCAAGATTACGGCATGGTGGCTCAGGAGCTTTTAACCGTTGCGCCTGAAGCCGTAAGCGGCGACCCCGAGTCTGACGACATGATGGGCGTGGACTACAGCAAGCTAGTGCCCATGATGCTAAAAGAAATCCAATCCCTACGCGCCCGCGTGGCGCAGCTTGAAGGAGTTTAATCATGGCAGCAACCTTTGAATGGACTGTGGGGCAGCTTGAGCGCACCCTTTCTGACGGCGGAGTGATTGTGGCGCACTGGCGCTGCACGGCCTCTGACGGCGACTACAGCGCTTCCTCCTACGGCACCGCTGGTTTTGCGCCTGACGCTTCTGCGCCTGGCTTTGTCGCTTACGACGCGCTCACGGAAGCTGACGTGCTGGCTTGGGTGTGGGCTGACGGGGTGGACCGCGACGCCACCGAAGCGGCCCTCCAAGCCCGCATCGACGCTGACAAGAACCCCGTAACGGCCAATGGAGTACCGTGGTGAAGCTGTTCCGACACCGCTTTGCTTTAACCATTAATGGAGTCTGAACATGGAAAACTTTTTCGCTTTCTTTGACGCTTTCCCTGCGTGGCTGACGGCTATTACGTCCCTTGTAACTGCCGCTACGGCCATTACGGCCCTTACGCCTACGCAAGCGGACGATAAGGTTGTCGCTGTAGCGCTGCGCGTGCTTAACGTCCTCGCCGGTAACTTTGGCAAGAACCGCAACGCTGACGATGCGTAACAGCAATGGACGGCCCTAATCAGCTAGAGCTTCTAGTTTCCTTATGGCCGGTGTTCGCGGGTTTTATTAGCTTGGTTATTGTGCTAGCCAAAATGCACAGCGAGCTGGAGACAGTTAAAGAGAAAGTCCGCGTATTGTTTGACTTGTGGAATGGGCGGGACAAGTAGCGATGACCTTTGACGCAATCAAGAACATCGTCGGTGCTGTAGCGCCTACCCTTGGAACGGCCCTTGGTGGCCCGCTAGGAGGCGCTGCAGCTTCCGCTATTGCTGGCGTATTGGGCTGTGACACCGACGAGCGCAGCTTACAGAAAGCGCTAACGCAAGCCACGCCGGAACAGCTCACGGAGATTAAGAAAGCTGAGCTGGATTTTGAAGCGCGCATGAAAGAATTAGACGTAGACCTTTACGCTTTGCAAACCGCTGACACAGCGGATGCGCGAAGCCACTTTGCTAAAGACTGGACGGCACGGTTCCTGGCGATTGCGCTGTGCTGCTTGTTTGCCGGCTACATTATTCTTGTAACCGTACTGCCACCGGATCAGAACAGTGACGCTATCATTAACCTTATTCTCGGCAGCATTACTGGCAGCTTTAGCACCGTTATCGCTTTTTACTTTGGCTCTAGTCAGCGGCAGGATTGATCAATGCGGACAGGAAGAGACGGAGTTGAACTCATACGACACTTTGAAGGCTGCCGTTTTGATGCTTACCTGTGTCCTGCTGGGGTGTGGACTATTGGCTATGGGCACACTGCTGACGTAAAGGAAGGAGATAGCATTGACCAAGAAGCGGCTGAAGCTTTTCTTATTGAAGACTTGGAAACGTTTGAAAGAAACGTTACGAATCTTGTTAAGGTTCCTCTTACGCAACAACAGTTCGACGCTCTTGTTTCATGGACCTTCAACCTCGGCGCTGGCAACTTGGCAGAGTCGACGCTCCTCAAAAAGCTAAACAATTACCAATACGCAGAAGTACCAGAGCAGATGATGCGCTGGGTGCGTGCTGGCGGACAGGTCCTTGAAGGGCTAGTTAGACGCCGCGCCGCTGAAGCTGCACTATTCCAAAGCAAAGATTGGCGCGGAGTCCAATAATGCAACAGCTACAAGATAATGCACACAAGGTTGCAGACCAGCTAGCCGCTACGTCTGTGATTGGGGCCATCACGGCCAACCTTCCGCTCATCACTGAGTGGATGCAAATGATTGCTGCATTGATTGGTATTTGTTCCGGTTTGGCGGCGCTGCGCTTTTACCTTAAGCGCACCTCCAATCTTGACAAGGAAGACTAATGGGTGGCTTTAGCTTTGGCATTCCTTTAAGCTTTGGTGGCGTAACGCTTACGCCTGATCAAATTGCTGCTGCTGTTGCGGCACAGACTAATCAGCCGGCGCAGACTCTTACGCAAGCTGTAATGGCTGCGCCGCCGCGCACGCCTCAATATACTGGTACTGCGGCTATGGAGTTAACTGGCGACCCTGATATGGACCGTCAGATTTTAGATGCACAAGCTACGCAAGCCCAGCCGCAAAATATTGCTAAGCTTCAAGAAATGAAAGCGTCGGGTGCCCTTCCTTCTGATTATATTGTTGGACTGCCGGGAGGCAAACCCGGAGTTTTAGAAATTGGCATTAATCAAGAAGGTGTTAAAGGCCCGAACTATCAGCAAATTTCTTATAGTACGCCCGAAGAATATCGTGAAGCTTATAACTTAATGCTTCAAACACCGACACCGCGCGAGTCGTGGACAATGAACAGGCGTCCAGAACTAGCGGCTCTTGCCGGTGGTTTAATGTCTCTTGCTATTCCAGGCGTAGCTGGTGGTATTGTGGGAACGTTGTTTCCTGCTGCCGGTGCTGCTTCTGCTGGTGCTGCAGCAGCGTTAGGAGGCGCTGGTGGTGGCTTAGGAGCGTTAGGCACAACAGCTCTTACGTCAGGCATAGGCGCGGGCTTGGGGGCTGGGCTTGCTGCTGTTACTGGAGGCGATCCTCTTCAAGGCGCTTTAGGCGGAGCGCTGGGCGGAGGTTTAGGGGCGGGGCAACAAGGCGTTACGGCACTTGGAAGCTTAAGCGCTGCTGGTCCTTCTGTTATTGAACAAGTATTTAGCGATGCAGACTACCGCGCTGGTGGCGTAATTCCTGAGCAGCCGTTTGAAACCCAAGCGCCAGTAGTTGAGCAGCAACAAGAAGCTGGCGGTGGTGGCGCTACGCCCGTTCCAGCCCCTGCTCCGGCACCTGTAACGCCTGCTCCAGCGCCAGCTCCAGCGCCAGCTCCAGCACCTGCTCCTACAGTTAGTGACGCAGAGCAAACTGCAGGCGTAGACCCTGTTGTAGCTAATCAAATCCTTGAAGCAATTCTTTCTGAAACAGATCAAAACGTACGCGATGGTTTGATTGCTGATTGGCAAAACTATACAGGCGAAACGTTTGACAACACGCTTTTGCCGGAGTATCAAGAACAAGCCCCTCCGCAACCTGTTGGATACGTATGGGGCGACGGTGTGTGGACGCCTGTGTTTGATATTCCGCCTGCAGGTTCTGTTGTTTTTGAGCCCGGTGTTGAGCAGCCTAATTACACTCCGCAAGAAGAAGTTGTTGATGTGTTTCTTCCGCCAGACTTAGTATCTGACACTACGGCACCAGAGCCCATTGAGCCTGAGCCGCCCGTAGAGCCCGCTCCTGAGCCGGTAGCGCCCACCCCTACGTCCCCTACGCCTGAGCCCACTCCGGCCCCTGAGCCCGCTCCTACGCCCGTACAGGAGCCTGTAGAGCAGCCAGCACCGGAACCTGCAGCGGGTGCTGATGAAAGCGTAGCGGTTGGCGGTGAGGGCAACGGTACGGGTGACGGTACCGGAGAAGGGGAAGGCGACGGAGAAGGCGACGGTAACGGCACGGGCATGGGCGCAGGCATGATGGCCGCTGCAGCAGGCGCTGCGTTTAAGCCGCAATGGTCCGAGTTGTTTAAGTACACAACCTTAACGCCATACCAAAAGAAAGCTATTGCGCCCTATGTTGATTACATTGCGCAAGCACGAGGAATGTTATCATGACGTATTTGGAAGCTGTGAATCAAGTGCTGCAGCGGTTACGTGAAGACACCGTAACGGACGTAGTGAACCTTGATGACCCCGTAGCTGAAATGGTTACTGCGTTAATAAATGATGCTAAGCAGATTGTCGAAGATGCACACACTTGGAATGCGCTGCGGCACGAATGGTCCATTACGACTGCTGCAGATGACAACCTATATAGCTTGACAAATGCAGGAAATTATGGTAAGATAGAGGCTATCCTTAAGGATGACGGAGTGGAGCTTAAGCAAGAACAGCTAAGCGCTATTCGCAAGCGACAAGCCGCATCGCCAGCAAACAACAAACCCAAGTACTATGCAGTCAACGGTGTAGACGGCAATTACGACATCCAAATACAGCTATTCCCGAAACCTGATGGCGTATACAACTACACCGTATACGGCTTCAAGCGTCAAGCAGAACTCAGCAACAAAGACGATGTATTGCTTGTGCCTTCTAAGCCCGTTGTGTACACGGCGCTAGCTATGGCTGCGCGTGAGCGTGGCGAAGTAGGCGGTCAAACGGCAGCGGAGCTGTTCTCGCTAGCTAATGTGTACCTTAGCGACGCTATTGCTTGGGATGCTTCCCTTAACGATTACGATAACGTCTGGATGACTGTGTAATGGCGCAGCAACAACAGAACATTACGGTTAGCGCTCCGGGGTTTCAAGGGCTGAATACGGAAGACTCTCCGCTTCAGCAAGACCCCGGCTTTGCGCTTGTTGCCGACAATGCTGTTGTAGATAAGTTTGGTCGTATTGGCTCTCGTAAGCCTTGGACGGAGTTTACCACTGCGGTTAACGTAACGTATAGCGCAGCGGTTGGCGTAGCAGACACGCAGATTAAGACGCACCGCCTGGGCCACGGTGACATCAATGGCACCATTTACGTGTTAGCTACGGTTGGTGTGTATCAGTATAACGCATCTGGCTCTTTGCTGCAAGACGACTACTTTATCTGCAAGCTTACCACCAGCGCCGGTCCTACGTACGAGCTGGATGAGATTAGCTATCCTGCCCTCGTCGATGACAGCGCGCTGGCTGACGCCCGCATTGTCAGCTTTAACGACAAGATGTACGTGTTTAGCGCCGGCAACGAATGCCTTGAGTATGACGGCAGCACGCTTGTTAAGCTGTTCACCGGCACTAACGACGTAGACTACATTAAGCCACAGGACGACACGGGCACCCTTGCGGCAGTCATTAACGGTGACGTAGCCGCAGCCGCTTACGGTCGCTTGTGGGTTAGTGGCGTAAACGGTGACTACCAAAGCATTTACTACAGCGACCTGCTCATTGCCACGCAGTGGTACGATGGGCGTGCTGTGCCTGCCGATGCGCAAAACACTGGCGGCATTCTTAACGTCAACGAATACTGGCCCAGCGGTACTGACCGTATTGTAGGCATTGCGGCGCACAACGGCGCATTGTTTATTTTTGGTCGGCAGTCCATCTTGGTGTACAACAACGCCGCTACGGGCGACCCTGCAGCCGCTGACGGCATCGTGTTAGCCGATACCATTAGTGGCATTGGCTGCGTGAACCGCGACGCCATCGCTAACATTGGCTCTGACGTACTGTTTGTTGACGACTCTGGTGTACGCTCCTTGGGCCGCACGATCCAAGAGAAGTCTGCACCGCTTGGCGACCTAACCTCTAACGTACGCCGTGACATCACGGACATCATTGCGCTTACGGCAGACAAGACCACTATATCGCTGTCGTACTGGCCTGATGAAAACTTAACGGTTGTCAACTTTAGTAACGACTTGCAAGCGTTTGCGATTGAGATGCGAGCGCCTAGCGTAACGGGTGGCAACAAGGTGACGCGCTGGACCAACACGGTCTGGGAGCGTGCCATGTACTACGAGGTGGCCGGCGAAGCCCGCGTGTTGCTAGCAAGCAGCGCCAGCGGCTATGGCTGCTTCTTGTACGATGACGGTTTAAACTACAATGATGAGCCGTTTGAGTTTAAGTATGAGTCTAATTCATTTACGTTTGGTCAGCCTGCCAACTCTAAGTTCGTAAAGCAGATTGACTTTACTGTTGTGTCTACGCTGTCTAATGCTCAGGCGTACGCAGGGTGGGGGTATAGTGGGCGCCTTGACTACACTAAGTCCTTGACAATCACCGCTCAGGCCCCAGCGCTATACAACGTAGCATACTTTAACCAGACTGACGAATACGGTCCTGGCCTTACAACTATTAAGCGCTATCGCGTGAACGCAAAAGGGAGCGGCGAGTCAGTGATTATTGGATTCCGCATTGAAGTTAACGGCAACACGTGTAGCCTTCAAGAGATTAACGTACAGACCCTCATCGGGAGGATTATCTAAATGAGCCTTTTTGATTTGCTGGCAGGTGCCGGTAGCGCTGCTGCTGGCTACCAAATGGCTGAAGATATTCGGCAGACTGGGCGCGAAGGCGCTGCACAGATTCAAGAGCTGGGTAGGCAGCTACAAGATCAAGCTGCTTTCCGTGGCTACGGTGTGCAGACCGGCCTAGGACGCTCTACGATTAGCCCTACGGGGAGTTTGGACGTAGGCGTAGGCCCACAGCAGGCTATGCTGCAAGCCGGTCAGAGCATGTTTGGAGGCGCTGGAGCGGGCTTTGACGCTGCCGGTCAAGCACTACAACAAGCAATGACCAACCCGGCTTATGCGCAAGCGCTAGCTGCGATGCAGGCTGGGCAGGCTGGCCTAGCGGGGCAACAAGCTGGCGCCCTGGGTGCGTCGCAGCAGGCAATGCAGCAAGCCATGATGGACACGGCAGGGCGTGAGCAGCAAGTGTTTGAGCGCGCTATGGCACTGCAAGAGCCTGGACTGCAGCGCGCACAGGCCGCACAGCAGGCTCGTGAGTTTGCTATGGGACGCGGTGGACTACGTGGCTCACAGTTTGGCGGCACCGCTGAAGATGCCGCTATGGCCCGTGCACGCGCTGAGGCTACCAACCAAGCAGCGTTCCAGGCTATGGGGCAAGCGCAGCAGGAAGCAATGAACCGTGCCAATATGGCTGCACAGTTTGGTCAGCTTGGTACGCAAGCCGGTCAGCTTCAAGGCCAGCTTGGCACCAACCTTGGGCAGCTTGGGCTACAGCAAGCACAGCTTGGGCAGCAAGGTGCTGGCATGCTAGCAGACATTGCGCAAGCCGGTGGGCAGCTTGGCCTGCAGGGTTACACCACGGCCTTCACTCCGCTGCAGCAGCAGCTTAATGCGCTGCAAGTGGGACAACAGGCAGCCGAAATGGCCCAAACCGGCCAGCTCACTGGTGCCGGTTACGGTGCACAGCTTGGCCTTGGCGGCATTCAGGCACAGATTAATGCCGAGAAGGCAGCAAGCGAGCTGTTCGGTAACTTGTTCGGTGCTGGCATGACGGCTATTGGAAGCATTGGGCAAGGCGCTCCAGAGGGCTCTACGCTAATGGAGCAAATTCTTGGTGTATATAAAGACCGCACTGGAACCTAAGGAGCGACATCATGGCAGGTAGAGACGCAAGCGCCAACCTTGGCGGAATGTTGTCGCAGATTGGGGGCGCTATTGGCGGCATGAGTGGAGCCGGAGAAGGGCTTATGCGGCCCATCATGACTTCGTTCCGCCCGCAACTAGACCCCACCAGTGTTGAGTCTTTGCAGCGCCAAGCAGCGTTTCAGGGGCGTATTGGTGACACTGAGCAAGCGCGGCTGTTTACTGGACAAGCGCTAGCGCTAGAGGAGCGTAACAGGGCTGAAGAGGAGCGCAAGCGTAAGCTTGAAGAAGGACAAGAGCGCGTAAAAGCGCTAAATGCTTTTCGTAATGCTGTTGCTTCTGGCGATCCCACGGCTATTGCTACAGCACGTGCTAATGTTGAAGCCGTTGGACAGGCGCAGGGGCAGTTGTTGCTACCGCAAGCGGCTGCTATTGAAACTAACGAGCGGCAAAAGAAAACAGCAGCGGCAACGGAAGCCGCAGCGGCAGAAGCGCTTCGCTTAAACAACTTAGAATCCGGGCTGCGCGCTGCGTTTAACGCTGTGGACAGTATTGAACAAGCAGATGTTATTCTTAAGAACGCTCCGGCAGAAGTGTCGCAGCAAGCCGCTAATGCACACAAAGAAGTGGTTGGTCGCATCACTGCTCAGCAAAAACGGGCAGAGGAAGAGCGTGATCTTAGCGAAGTTCTTCCGCCTTCATTTGAAACTGCTATGGTAGAAGATAAGCTGGTTATTCCCAGCATTGCAAACCTTGACGAAGAGGTGCGCAACCAACTAAACAGCATGGCGGAGCGATTAGTTGCTGACATTGGCGCAGCAAACGCAGAGGCCCGTGATGGAAAAGCTATTATTCCACGTGCTAAGCAAGAGGCTTTACGGCGTCGTCGAGACGATTTGGAAAAGCTAGTAAGCAAAGCTGTTCTTGATCAGGCCAATAACGAGTCAAAAGCAAAAAGGGAACAGCAAGTTGCTTTTATTGACGAAGCGCGAAAAATAGCAACTATACAAGACTTTGACAATAAAGAAATTGAAGCTGTTAAAAAGGATTTAGAGAAGCAAGGATACACGCTTAGTTACGAAGATGCTAAGAACTATCTACGGCAGCAAGCTCTTAATCGCCATTTTGCAACAGCGCCTCGTGCTGATGACGATGGTGTTATTGACTTAGATTCACTAAAGCCCGGCGAAACGCCCAAGCAAGGCGTGGCAGTTCCGCCAGAGTTTCAAATTTTTGACTTAAACGCTTTGGAAAAAGACGAACGCGGAAACTTTCAAAAAGCTCTTGATTTGGCAGAATCCGGCGTAGAGCTTTTCACTGACTTGTTTGCGCCTAAAGCTGCTGTTAACCGGCTAACCGAGGACTAAACGTGCCTGAGTTTCGCATAAAGAAAGACGGCAAGGTTTACAAAGTAACTACTAACACGCAGCAAGAAGCTATTGATCGCGTTCTTGCGCATGTTGGTGAAAAACCCGCTGCGCCAGCAGAGCCGGAACGCCCTACGCCGCTGCCCAGCGCTGTAGCTACTGCGCAAGAAACGTTTGAGCGGCTAGCTAGCAGGGCTGCGCCGGGGATTAAGCCGTTAGAAAGCGGTGTGCTTGCTACCATTGGCGATTACTTAGTTGAAAATCGTCCTAGCGAAATGGATGCAGTACAGCGCGCTTTGCAAAGCCTACAGCTTGGTCAGGGCCTTGGCGAATACTTACAAACCACCGGTACCGGCCAGCCCACTACGCTTGGACAAGACGTAATGGCGGCTTTAGACGTGTTTGACGTGACTGGCGTTGCGCCTGGGCTTGGCAAAGGCGTTGCTGCTGGAGCGCGCGCGGCCACTGATGTAGCACGCCGTGCCGCTGGTATGGTTAGCGACTTAGAGCCCCTGTCTATGGCACGCATTAAAAGCCCTGTACTGCCAGAAGAAGCGACGGAAGCGCTTGTAGCTTTTGATCGGCAGGTTACGGAGCGCGTTAAACAGTCTCCGTTTGTAGACAACAAAGAGCAATTTGGTTGGGTGCAGAACTGGGGCATGGGGCTTACTGATTCTGTTCGTCAAAAGATTAGCCCAGAGGCAGGCGCTAAGCTACAGGTGGCTGACGAAACGGCAATGCGTCAAAACACCTTGGATGCGCAAGAGTTTGTTGAAACAAAAGCTATGCGTCGTGTTTCTAATTTATTCGACACGGACGACAAGTTTGCAGGAATGATGCTTGACTTTTCCCGTGGTGCTGAAAGCAAAAAAGCTATTGAAGACTACATTGAACAAAAGATTGATAAGCGCCTTCGTAATCGTGCTTTACGTTTTGACAGCAGTGTAGATGCTTTTAATAAGTATATGGACTGGTCAGCAAAAAACAATAACAGATGGAATGTAGAAGCTGGTGAGTACCGAGGCGGAGGTGCTTTGTCTCAAATGGATATGTTTGGGGAGCCCGCAGAGGAGTGGTGGCTTCACACGCAAAAGGTGCGCGGTTTTGATAAATCTGCTAGAATAGAACCAGTTAGTAAACTAAACGAAAAAGACGTTCTTAGTTTTGAAGACGATCCGTACAACATGGCGGTTGACTTGGCGTCCAAAGAACGTACGCGTGGTATTGTTAAAGAAGGCGATAAGGTAAACGTTAGGGAGTATGCAAATCCTTTTGTTACTAACGCTAATCGTATCTATAATAACAATCGTGTTCTAGCTGTTAAAGACGCGTTTGGTCTTCCTAATGTAAATACAGGCGCAGACGGCGTTATGGGCCTTCTTGAAAGCAACGCAAAGCAAAGAGGATTAGGCGATACAAGCGCTCGCGCACTACGCAATGCTACCGTCACGCTACTAAAAGGCCAAAATAGAGCAGCCGATGCGGGGTGGCGTGCCCTTCAAAGCAGCGGTTACTCTGTCCTTTCTGGTCCCATGACGGCTATTCTAAACATGCACGATCTTTCTGTTGCTGTGTGGAATAACGGCATCAAGGCTTCTCTTGGTCTATTTAATCCGCGCTTAAAAACCGCTGCTAGTTTAGAGCGTCTTGGTCTTACCCAGCAAAACGTAGGCGAGTGGTTTCAACGCGTACGCAAAGAAGGCGCTAAAGCAACTACTGCAGAGCGCGCAGAAATGCTAGCAAATATGTTTCGCGACGTTACCATGAACTTTGGTTTTAAACAGTTGGATGCTTTAGCTAAACACGGTGTTGTTCGTATTGTTGCACAAGATACGCTTAACCGCGCACGGCGTGGTACATTACGCGAGCGCTGGGCTGGCTACCTTGAGCCTGCAGATTTAGCGCGTCTTGAAGGAGCGCTTAAGCGTACCAACGGCGACGTAAGCAAGATGAACGCTAAAGAGGCTAAGCTATACGATCAGATTTTAACGGCAGGGCTTGGGCAGCAGCAGCTTATTTCTGCTGGAGGGCGTCCCATGCGCTGGCTTGAAAAGCCTAACCTTCGTCCAATGTGGATGATGCGCGGGTTTGCGATCAAGCACAACGCTTTGCTGTCTGATCGTATTGCTAAGAAGCTTCGGGCAGGCGATACAGCAGGTGCGGCAAAGGAAGCTACGATGTACTTGGCACTTCCTGGCGCGGCCTATGCGGGACTTAACGTGGGCCGTAGGGCTATGTTTAAGGAAGACTATGAGCCTACCGAAGAAGAAGTGATGTATTCTTTAGCAGACTCTGTGCTTGGCCCCCTTAGCCTTAACAGCATGAGCCTTGGCTCGCAATACGAGCGCTCGTTGTGGCAGCGTGGAGACATTGCGCAGCTTGTAGCAAACGGCGTGCTTCCGCCCCTTGGACTTTATGGCGACGTTGCTGGCGGCGTTATGAAAGCAATTTCTAAGGGTGACGTTGAGGAAGTGGCTGATATTGTTGCTGAAAGCCCTTTCTACAAGCAGTGGTCTAACTTCTTTGACAACATAGACTAAAGCGTAGCGCCCGCTGAGCAGCACACTCGGCGGGCGCCTTGCCCCTCTACAGGTCCTCCTCCTTCACGAAGATGCCGTGGCGCATCTGTCCTTTGCGGTCCTTAATCTTGTTGTAGCTGACCGTTAGCGCCTGCTTCAGCGTAAACCCGTTACGCGTCGCAATGTTAATCAACACCACCAAGCAGTCGCCTAGTTCATCCCGCAAGTCAAAGCCATCATGGACATCTTGGTCCAGCTCCTGCACTTCCTCTAGCAGCTTGTGCATTTGTGCTGCGTCGCTGCTGCCTAGGATTAGGTTGCGGTCGTCATGCCACTCAGCTACGCGCTGCTCTAGTTCTTCAAAGCTCACTTCGTCAACTCCCTTGCCCATACACGTTCATTGATGTGGCTATTGTAGCAGTGGTTCTTGTCGAACCAGAACAGGTCATCCAGTGCCTCTTCGGCCCGCTCCCAGCCCTCGCGGTGGCAGCGCCCTGATACGGACTCATACGGCAGTCCGTTCAGGAACACTACGTTAGCGAGGACAGATAAGGCGTGGAAGACGCGGTGCAAGTACCCTTTCACGGCCCATACCTCCGCTCAATCAGCAGCTCCAAGTAGTGAATGGCTTTGAGCAAGTCTTCCTTGCCGCCCTTCTGCTCGTGGCGCGTCACGTACTTCACCACGTTGCCTTCCATAAAGCCCAGCCCGTTCTGGTAGATGAAGTCGATGGGCTGAATAGCTAGGCGGTAGTGGTCCCCGCCTTCCTGGCGCTGGTCAGCCTTAGTGGACGGGGCCGTCGTAGCTTTCTTCACTTTCAAAACCTCCCATGATGAGTTGGTACTTACCGATGTCAAGCAGCATGTTAACGGTGTCAGGATGTAGGCCGTTAGAGGCCAGTACAAACTCCCTGCCTTCAATGAAGATGACGCAAGCGCTCTCCACCGCTACCTCTGGGTTGTCGTCTTCAAAGGTGCCGAGCGCATCGCGCAGCGACTGAAGCATATCGACAACCTTGTGCTTGTCCTTGCTGTTCTTTTTGAAGTCTCCTTTAACTACCTTCATGCCCAATCATCCCATCGTTCCATGTATTCTAGGAAGCGTTCCCGGTTGTCTAAGATATGTCCTCTAAGCACTTCTACCAGCTCCTCTGTAGTTATGTCGCATAGCTCAAAGATTTCTATAGCGTCGCAGTTATTAAGGACACGCTCAATTAGCGGGTCTTCGTGCAGCGTCACGGCTCAACCCTCCTGATTTTCGATCCAAGGTCCATCGGCTCCGGGTACGGTACGCCATCAATGACCACGCCGCAGCCAATGATGGGCTTGAGCTTGAAGTGTCGCCCATAGGCAAAGGCGAGGTGCTTCTGGTTGACGCCGCAGCCTACCGCCATGCCCCACACCAGCTCCCTGTCGCTAGCCGTGTAGCTCACGCCAAGGTTGCTGTGGTTGTGGCCTGACACGGTGCACTGCATGCGCTGCTTGGCGTCGTTACGGAAGCCGTTGACACCGTTAGCGCTTTCGCCGTGATGGTACAGCACGCCGTCAATCTCAATGCTTTCCTCAATCTGCCAGCCCTTCGGCATTTCCAGCAACTCTTCCAGGGGCCGCATGTAGATGGAGGGCTCCATGCCTAACTTCCGTAGCTGCCGTGCCGGGATGCGGTCATGGTTGCCAAGGATCAGGGTGAGCTTGGGGAACGCTGCGTACCAGCGCTTAGCCCGCTCCAGTGCAGACTCGTACTCTCCGTGTACGTTGTGCAGCAGCGGCTCGCTGTCGTGGAATGACAGGCTGTGGTTGTCGATGAAGTCACCAATGTGTACCACAGTGTCCACCTTCCAAGCCTTAAACTGCTCTTGGCAAAACTCCAAGTAGCCGTCAAGCTCGTAGGGCAAGTGTGTGTCACCGATAATGCCGACCCTTGCCATGCTATTTACTCCTCTTCTTTGCGTCACGTTCTTCGTTAGTCTTGGCTTGGTGGCACTCTTTACACAGCACTTGGAATCCATCAGCTTCGCAAAACATACGCTCTACGAAACCGGGGAGGTCGTCGTAGTTCCGTAACGACCCGCACTGTACAATATGGTCCACTTCCACCTGCCTTGTCCCAAACCAGCCGCCGCAGTGGGCGCATTCGTAGGTGTTGTACGCTACCTTAGCGGCTTGCTTGGCGCTGTGCTTCGGGCCCCAGCGTTGGAAAGCAGAGCGGAGGGCGCTACGGATAAAGCCAAAGTAGCGTGCCTCCGTCCACTTGCCATCATTACGCGTCCGTGCTACTCGCTTAGTCATCCAGTGTTTCCAGTATGATTCTAATCCGGTGGCGGTCCTTAAGCCACATCTTGATCATACGCAGTAGTGGTTTAAGCTGCTGAGGGTAGGTCAGGACATGCTCTACGCGTCCACTGGGAACGCCCACAGCTCCCCCTCCTGCCTGCGAATCCATAGCTGCCTCCCTTGTCGTAGTAGCCAGTCGTCCAGTATCTGCTCCTTCTCGTCCACACACATGCCCACCTTATCGAAGGCTTCAGCGTACACGTTACGAACGTAAGCGTACATCTCAGCGGGGTCGTACATATCTTCGATGGGATCAAGGAGTTTGCGTGTGGCCTTCTGGCCCAAGCGCTTGAACAATCCGGGGATGTTGTCCGTAGCGTCGCCAGTGATTAGCTGCTTGTAGAAAAAGCGGTCTGCATCTTCGGGTGACACGTGAAATAACTCCCTGCGCCTCCAGTTCCAGTGCCAACCGGGGACGCCGTACAGGTCTTTGTCTAGCGTTGCAATACCGTGGCCGTGCTGACACGCCATATAGCCAAGCTTGTCGTCTGCCTCCTCGCCTTCAACCACAACGGCGCCCAAAGAGTCAATCATGTACTCCTTGAGCGCCGTGAAGTGTTGCGGTTTGTCGGACTTACGGTTGCCTTTGTACGGGTAGGTGTCACAGGCGTACTCGTGCCGGTAGTTCCCTTTGCCCGTTAGGTAGATTTCAACGCCCTCCGCCCGAAGCTCCTGCATAATCTGCTCGCAGACGGAGCGCGCTGAACGACAAGCAAACGCAATGGGGTCATCCTTGGCGGCGAACGCCACGCTATACAGAATGATGTCGCCGTCCAGACCCCAGCGCATTACAGCACCTCGGCCATTGCGTCTTCGTCTACGCTGACTTCGGGCTTAGCCAGCTCTTCGATAGCCATGCTGACTAGCGAGGGGCGGCATACGCCGTCGCGTCCCTTGTACGCCTTGATCTTAGCGCGCACCACAGAGCCATACCCAATCTCGCGAGGGCTGCCCTCAAAGGGCGTCTTGCCGTCATCTTCAAACAAGATGTTAAACTTGCCGCTGTTATCAATCGGGTACTGCGACTTGCACTCAATGAACCGACCACGTGCGTACTTGTCGTCGGGCTTCTGCTTAGTTTCCACTCCTAGCTCTTCCAACCGCTCAAGGGCACGGTCGCTGAGGTTGGTGAGTTGCACACCGTACTTGCCGGTGGGTGCGCCACGGTAGGTGATCTCGTCCACCAGGGACGGGAAGCTAACGGTAGCGCGGAGTTGAACGATTTGGTTTTCCATGTTTAGTTCCTTGTTAGTTGCGTGGCCGGTGTTGACCACTGGTATTATCTTCTCATATTACTGCGCGTTTGTCAAGCGTTATGCAGCCCTCCCGTGGTTAACATGAAAGCCATGCTTAACATCTGCTGCAGCACGTACCGCAACTGCATCTTCTAGTTTTTCAAAGCAACCAAGGTGAACTTTTTTTCCATTCACTTTCAGTTGTGCCCGCCATTTTTTGCTACGTTTGATAAAGTAGACTCCAGTATATCCTGAGGTATTGTCTGATCTACGTTTTGTGTTCTTTCGATTTGTTAAAGCGTCTACCATGCGTAAGTTTGAAAGCCTATTATCCGACCTTACTCCATTAATGTGGTCAATTTCAAATATTCCGACGTCCCACCCAGTAGCCATCTTGTAACAAATACGGTGCGCTTTATATCGCACATTATCAATACATACTTTAACGTATCCATGAGGTTTGTCTATAACACCAGCAAGTTGTCCGGCCTTAGCTGTCCCTCTTCGATTAGTTTTCCACCGCAGCTCGCCGGTTTGAGGATTGTACCGCAGCAATTCATTAAGTCTTTTGTTAGACGGCAGTTTTTTAAATTTAGGTTTCATTAGTGTGTCTCGCTCCAGTTGTTTCCAATCTTGTACTCACCGTCCAGTGGACAGCGCAACTCTAGCGTACGTCCTGCCTCCCTTATCGCGTTACGGAACACTGCGCCCACTTGCTGCGCATACTCTTCAGGCACCTCAACCTGAAACTCGTCATGCACTTGAGCCACTAGCTTGTACGGGTAGCCGTAGCGTGCCAGCTTGTTGGTCGCAATGACCAGTGCCTTCTTCATGACGATAGCACCGGCGGATTGCAGCAGAGTGTTGAGTGCTGCGTGTTCGCTGCGTATCAGCACACGGCGCCCGTCAAGCCCCGGTAAGCTGCCCTGTAGCCCATGCTTAGCCACCTTGTTAATCAGCTTCAGGAGGGCAGGGAGGCTGTCTAGGAAGCTCTGCTTGAGCTGTGCGCCCTTGCGTGACGACCCGCCTACAATGCTACCAATCTTGGCGTCACCGGCACCGTAGAGGAAGGCGTAGATGAACGTCTTCGCCTGCGGTCTAGTGTCCAGGCCGGCAGCTTGTTGATTGTAAGTGTGGATGTCGCCGTTAAGGATCAGGTCCGTGTACTCTGGGTCGTCCATGTAGTGGGCCAGCATGCGCAGCTCAAGGCCACTAGCGTCAATGCCGACAAGCTTGCTGCCCTCGGGCACAACGAAGCATTGGCGGTACAGAGAGTCGCTAGGAATCTGTGCCATGTTGGGTGAGCTGTGCGTCATGCGGCCCGTCACGGCACCGCACGTGTTGACACGGCCATGGATACGACCATCGTCTTGCACCGCATCAAGCCAGTTCTTAAGCATGCCGTAGCGCTTCTGAAGCGTAAGGTACTCAAGGACCAGAGCGGCTTCGGGAATGTGTTCGTTCTGCTTAAGCGTAGACTCGTCAACCTTGGGCTGTCCACTAGGCGTTGTGTCTTTCCACACAGCACCCTTCTGGGCCAAGCGCTTCGCCACCTGCGGGCGGGAGCCTACGTTGAACACAGTTACGCTATCCTTAAGGCGCTTGCCGGTCTTCTCGGACCAGCGCTCCTCCACGATGGGAGGGAAGACGGCCTGTAGTTCCGTCTCAATCTCCCGCATGCGCTGCTCGTGTTCGCAATAGAGATTGCAAGCAGTGGGGAAGTCGAAGGCGAAGCCATTGGCGATCTGCTGAGCCGTAGCCTTAGCAACAGCATGCTCAAGGTCACGGCACTGCTGACTGAAGCCCTGGCGATCTAGCTCTGCGACGATGTGTTCGTACACGTCCCAGTTAGCACGGCAGTCTTGCAGGCAGTAGCGGATCATGTCGTCCGTCAGGCCCTTGTCGAAGTCAGCGACATCGAACGCGTCCTTGAGTTCTTTTCCGGCCCGAAGCGCCCAAGCCTTTAGAGAATGCCCGCCTTCAGCAGGAGGGTTAAGGAGACGGCCCATGACCATGGTGTCATAGACCGTTCCGGTCCATTCCCAGCCCCACACACGGTGCAGCACAGGAAGGTCGAAGGACAGGAGGTTGTGGCCGATGATGCCATCAACGTCTTTCAGCGTTGCCGACAGCTCGGATGACGTAGCGCAGTGTACGCTGGCGTTCTGAGCGGGCAGATACACCCCAGCCATCCAGATCGTGTCGTGTGAAAGATTCGTCTCTATGTCCAACACTGCTAACTTCATGCGGCTTTCTCCTAAGCCAGTTGAGTTCCTCTTCTTCCTGCAACGCGATTACATAATCACCCATTCTGCTCATACGACTAGCCTATATTCGTAAAGGAACCCTTTTACATGACGCCTCTCTACAACATAGCTTCCAAACTTTGGCATCCGTAAGTTACGCAAGCATGCCGAAGCGCCTGAACCAGTCATGTTTACTTTTTTGGAAAGCCACTCAAGAGTGCGCCACTCTCCGTCTTTCATGGCATCATATATTTTTTGATGAGAGCCTTTAAGCTGTCTTCCTTCAATGTCGTAAGCGACTGGAAACATATCTACTTGCTCCATTCTGCTCATAACGTTGCTCCTTTATGCTAGCGTTACGTAAGCGCTACGGCCTAACTAATATTGGTATTGCTGTATTAGGTTTGCCGTAACGCTACATAACGGTTTTATCTTACCATACGGAGCGGGGGTGTGTCAAGCCCCAGAGCCTACAACTTCACAGACACCGCCAGTGCAAGCCAGCTCTTGGCTACCCGTGGTGGTGTCGCCCCGCTCAAAGGCAGGCAGAGAAGCCCAGTCGATCTCAGGCATCTTAGACGACAGGGACTTGTACTCCTGCTCCGTAAGCTCCTGATACGGCGCCTGACGGTACGTGCCGTTGTCGTAGGGCAGCAGAGAGATACCAGACATGATGTCCCAGTTGTCCCAAATCCACTGGCATACAGAAAAGAACTCGTCTTCCTTGTAGTACACCGTGATGGACGGCTTGTGCTCACACCAGTGTAGCTGATACTGCTTCCACACTTCAAGCTGCCCGATAGCGCCCACATCATTGCGGAAGATGGAGGTCTTTGGTGCTTCAATCGGGAAGCTGAACACGGTGGTGGTGTCGGGCTTCATGACGCACGGCTCATACGGTACGCCCTGGTCCCGCAGGAAGTCCGTCATGGGGTCCTTGTTGTCCTGCCGTACGGTGCGTACGTAGTACCGCGAGTAGTTGGGGTGAATGCCTGAAGCGCACAGCGCAAGCTGGCTCACCGTACCGCTAGGCTTGACGCACGTGATGGCCGCAGCAGGGTTGATGCCAAGGCTCTCCGCCCACTGCTTGTTCACGTTGACGGCCCGCTCACGCATGACAGTCAGCCACTCTTCAAGCTTCTTGTTCCCCTTGCTGCCGTTAAGCACAGGGTGGTCCATGAGGCCCGTCAAGCTGACGCCAAGCAGCGCCTCCTCCTCGCAGTTCTTCTTCCACACAGAGCGGAGGTAGCGGAAGTTGGTGAGCGTAGCTTGCAGCGTACCAAAAGCCGTAGCCACCTCCACCTTCTCCAGCAGTTGGTCAAGCGTATCGGTGGACCGCACGATCACTTCGCTCAGGTTGCAGAACTCAGCGGGGCGCAGGAGGATTTCGCTGCACGGATTACACCCAAAGGCGGCGGTGTTATCCCGCCGTCCGTTACGCCCTGCAATGTTGCGTGCTGCTTCCCGTGAGAAGATGCCACGCTCACCAGAGTAGCTCTCGTACAACGCCTTCATCTCGCTCATGAAGAACGGGAAATCAGGCTTCTCGTCGTACACTGCGCTGTTGTTAGCGAGGGCACGCTGGCCGTTACGCTCCCACCACTGCCCAGACTTAGCGGCCTGCATGCGGTCAGACACAGGGCTTGACAGGCTGATAAGGGCAGAGCGCCGCACACCGCCCACCACCACGATCTCAGCGATCTTACAGCAGATGTCATGGCACTCTAGGTCGGTGAGCTTGCGGCCCGCAGCACCCTTGAACACGTCCACAAGGAAGCGGTGCAGGTCTTCCAGCGGCTCCGGCCCAGACGCCCTGCCGCCAAAGGTCTTGAGGCGTGCGCCAGCGGGGCGTACCTGGGAGTAGTCAAGCTTGGGCACCTCGCCAGCGTAGAGCATGGCGATTAGCTGCCGCGTACTCTTAGCCCAGCCGATCTTGCTGTCCGCTACGACAATCGTGGTGTCCGTGCTGTCAAACTCTTCGGCCACGATGGGCAGCTTCTTGACTTCCTCACGCTCCACGCTGAAGCCTACGCCCGTTCCGCAGAGCAGGATGTACATAAGCTCGTCGAAAGCTTTCGGGTCGTTGATGGCAAGGTAGGCGCAGTTGAAGCCGGCTACGTTGTCACGGTCCAGCGCAGGGCCAGCCGTCATGAGGGCGCGCATGCTCGGCACTACGTCAAGGTCATGGATGGCTTTCTTGAAGCGCTTGACTTCATTGCCACCGATCATGCCCTTGTCTTTCCAGTAGTTGACGTAGCGGTTAACCGTCTCGTCCCACGTCTCGCGCCGCTGCTCGTCCTCCAGCCAGCGAGCGTACCGACTCGCATGAATGAAGGCGCTGTAGCTTGGGTTGCTTGTTGGAATCATCATCTACTCCCTTGTTGAAATACATACGTTCTAGTTTATCAAGCTTCTTAGACACTTGGTCTAGTAATCTTTCCAGCTCCTCGACACGAAGCGCTGAGGCTGAGCGGGGACGCATCCTAATTCCTCCATAATTTGTTCACGTTCTGCGTCAGTGTAGCGACGCCACATGACAATCTGCTGTTTGGTTCTACCACAGCCAGTGCACACGCCCCCCTCCAGCTCACACTCGCTGCGACACGGTGACTTCATACTCGCATCCTTACGCTATTACGTATTTAAAAATAAAGTCTTTAATGTCTTTGCTTCTATACCAAGTAGAGCCTCCTTTATGTCGCCACCTTCCCGTGGTTGCAGCATAATAAATCCTATCGTTTACTAAAAAGGTGGCATTCCCTCTATAATCATAATCAATGCTGTGGTATTGAAAGGCGTATTCAGCTTCAAGAATCCTCACCTCGGTCGGCCTGGGCGCATTGTTCATTCTATCAATACGCATCCACTCATCCGTGGCGCGCTCATGCTCTATCTTTGCTTCTTCAATGGCCTTCTCAAGCTCCTTCAAAGATTCAGCACTCATAGCGCTTCCTCCTCAGGCGGCGTGTGTTCCGTAAGCCGTCCCGTCTCCATATTGTAGAGCAGGTGTCCGGCTGGTCCGGTGATGCCACTGAAGCGGTTCTTCAACACGCGGATGTGCGTGGTGTTGCGTTCAGTTACATTCTCAGCTTGGCCGTTACGCTCCAAGCCGATTACGAAGTCGCTGAGCTGGGCGATAGACGCACTGCCGCGCAGTTGCGCGACGGACGTAGCGGCCCCTTCCTCGTGGCCCTTACCGTCGGGGCGCTTGAGGTGTGACACAGCGAACAGCACAATGCCCGTGTCCTGGGTTAGCGTCCGCAGCTTAGTCATGATCTCGTCAAGGGCTTTGCGTTCGTCGCCCTGCTGACCAGCGGACACTAAGATTGAGATGTGGTCTAGCACAATGACATTGCAGTCCAGCGCCTTGGCTAGGAAGCGTACACGGGACACCACATCATCAACGCTAGCGCCAATGTCAAAGCCAGCGTCCATGATGAACAGCCTGTCGTCCCCATACACACGTTCAAAGGAATCACAATACTCCTGAGAGCCGCGCGTTACGGTGCTGATGGGTAGGTGTAGCGGGGTGCTTAGGTCCACGCTCATGAAGCCTTCAGCGGTACGCTCGACGCTCTCCTCCATGAACAGACAGCCGATGCGGTTGCTCGTGGTGTTCTTGATGTGCATCACGATCTCACGCAAGATGCTGGACTTACCCAGCCCGCTGCCTGCAGCGATGGTGACAAGCTCCGTGGGGCGGAAGCCATAGGTTAGTTCATTCAGCTTAGTCCACGGGTAGTCGCCAAGTCTGTGCGGACGGGGCGCTAGAAGCCGATCAAGCAGCTCTTCCTTGGACAGCACACCCTTAGGCGTGTAGAGCGAAGCGCTCCAGTACGCGTCCGTGAAGTCCTTCTGGCGCCCTGCCTTCAGGTAGTCGCACGCGTCCTTGCCGATGCGTGGGTCTAGCTTCATGACACGCAGCTTGCCAGCGAATACTTCCGCTGCCTTTTCGACTCCTTCACGGCCCGCGTCGTCAGCGTCAAAGCACAGAATGATTTCTTCAAAGCCGTCAAGAAACTTGTACGCTGCCTTGAAGTCTTTGCCTGCAGCGCCAGCGCCGTTCTTGAGAGACACGACAGCAGCCTTCCCATCGAACATTTGGTTAGCCGCTACGGCGTCAAGCTCACCCTCAGTGACCACAATGCGGCGTTGGTTGTGGTTACCGTAACGCTGCTGCCCGAAGAGGCCGGCGTCTGTCGTATTGCCAACAGTCGCAAAGCCCTTTTCGGTAAGTCGGCGCACCTTAAACCCTATAGGCTCTGAAGACTCGTCAGAGAAGTAGGGGTAGTAGTGCTTATCGCTATCGACCACAACGCCATAGTGCTTTGTGTATGTTGACGTAATGTTGCGTTCTGGGATGCTGGTTGCAGGCGCTGCGGCCCACTTAGCAATCAAGCGCTCCAGCTCTGCGTCCTTCGTTAGACTAACCTCCATTATCCGCTCCTGTGGTTTGCGGGTGGCTGGTGTGTATGTGTAGCAGGAGAAGCAGAAGTAGGTACCGTTATCGTACTCTGCGTTGGCGTCGCTGCTTCCGCACGACTCACATGCTGTGTGTCTTACGAAACTAGCTTTCGTCTGTTGAAGCATTGCGTCCTCCGTAAAGGGCCTAATATCTTACCATATTTTTCGGTGAAAGTCAATGGTCTATCATGGACAAAAGTAGATTCATCACATTCTCTCCATATTCTTTGGCGATGTCTCGCATTGCAATGTCGGTGTCTGTCTCCGGGTTTGACAGGTAGTAGTACAGCTCCTCCAGCTCCGGGCGCGTGATGTCCCGGTAGTGATCAGTCTTCGTACGGTTCGGCATCTACGCTGTCCTCGGGGTCAGTTTCCATGAAGAAGTCAAGCTCCCTGCGAACCCTTAAGGGTCCATCTCCTGGCATGTAGGTGTCGTCGCCGTCAACTGTGTCGAAGTTGCCGTAGGTGCGGGACAGCAGGCCGGTGCGTGCTTCGGTGCGCACGTCGATCAAGTCCCATGAATTGTAGCCGCTGTCCATCTGCTGCTCCAAGTCTCGCATTGCGGACTCTCGGTCACGCCTTGCTTCACGTTCAATGTTGTGCTGCCGGTACTGCTCCGGCGTTATGGCTTCGGTCACGCCGCCCCTCGCCGTGTACTCTGCTACGTCTGCAGCGAGCCGGCGGCGCAGTATCTCCTTCTCCTTAATCGGTGTGTGTATCGTCACTCAAGAATCCCCCGTAGCGGTTGTCGCGCAGCCATGCGGCATGTTCCTCTGCTTCCATGTAGTCTCCCAGTACGGTTTCAATGGCCCGCAAAACAGTTACGTCCTCCGGGTACACATAAAAACTAACCATTAAGTTGTAATAATCTTGAAGCTCTGCCACTACGATCTCCGCAGCGAACTCGTGCATGGCTTCCGTGAGTACGCCAGACAGCTTTTCAGTTAGCATCTTGCGCTTCCCTCCCCTTTGCTTTTGCGATGGCAGCCAAAGCTATCTTCAACGCTTCGGAGCCGAGTGCAGCAATTTCTTTGAACTCATAGATGCGCCCCGGCTCAAACAGACCGACTATTTTCTCCAATGCCTCCAGCAACTCCGGCGCCGCAGCGATGAGATAGGCGTCAGCTATGTTATCAATTACGCCGCAGTCTACGCCAAGGTATTCAGCGACGTAGTAGACAGATTCCGGCGCGAGAATGTCAAAGCCCGCTACACGTTCCTCAAAAATCCAAGGTCCCGGTGTGCGCTTACTCATGTTCTTCCTCCGCAGCCTCAAGTCCCACCTCTATGGCACGCAGCACGCCCAAGCTAAGGAACGCATGGGCCGCTTCGCTGTCCATATCAAGCACTACCGTAGCGCTGCCGTCTTCGTTCTCCACTATGTCAATCACTTCGACGTGAAACTTTTTAGCTTCCATCACTGCTCCTCCTCGTCAGTGTTCAGCTTTTCATCAAGCAATTCAATAGCTTGCGCAATGTCAATAAGCAATCGCGCTTCGTCGTCGCTAAGCTGATGCTCCACACGGTACAGGATTTCGTACGTCTTGAGCAGCAGTTGGTACGCGTTAGCGCGCGCTGCGGTTAAACTCTTCGTCATCTATAGTCTCCAGAAAGCGTTGCATTAAACTCTGATACGAACTGACGCCAGCCATAAAACCCTCGCGCCATTGTTCAGTTTGTAAGCTAAGGACAAACTCGTCAAATTGTAGCGGTTTCTCTAGCAACTTAACGAGACGGTCCAAACTCTTCGTCATCCCAGCTCTCCTTAATCCATTCGTCGTAAGTTAAAAAGCATTGCCGATGGTAAGACCAAAAGCGACATTGTTTATACGGATCACTCATAACGCTATCATCCTGTGATTAATAATAACTTGCACCGTTACGTCCCATTCGGTTGAATAAGCATACGCTGCTGCCATTTGTTTTGCAACTTCTATTACACGCTCGCGCACGTCACCGTTAACGTGATCGGACCAGAACGGTATGGTGATGACGGGCTCCACCACGGAGTCGCAGTAAATCTTTATCAGAGCGTCCATATCGAAGCTCTCAGGCGACGTAAACGGGTTAGGCATAGGGCTGTACTGCCTA